GGTTTCCAAAGTAAAAAAGGCTGGGAGCCTATAAAAACTCCCAGCCTTATTGCTTGATAACTATTAAGCAGCAGCTTTAGCTTCTGCTTTGGCTTTTTTATCAGCGCCTTTATAGTCAGCAACGTTAATTCCACGACGGGTAAGTAGTGTGCGAAGACCGCGCTCTGTTTTATCAACTGCAGATGCAATTTCAGCAACAGTCATGTTTGCAATACGCTCACCAAGTGCTACGATAGGATCAACCTGATCTTTAGCGTGTGACTCGCGTTGTGCAGGAATCTTTGCAATCTGACCTTTGCGTGTAAGACTAAGTGCCTTACCACGAACTGAAGCAACAGTCTTGCCAAGAGTTTGAGCAATGTCTTCAATAAATTGACCACGCTCAGCCATTTGTACAAACTTTGTTTCTTCGGCTTCTGTGTATGTACGAGCAACTTCTACTTTTTCAGCAGGCTTTACTGAACCAGTTAGTTCAAGTGCAAGTAGTTTACCTTGAATCTGTTTAGCAGTAAATTTTCCTTTAGCAAACGTTTCGGCAATTTGCTTATAAGTAAATACGCCAGCATTGTTAGTAACAAAATTAAATAGTGAATGGCTTTCTTCTTCGCTAAATGCACTAACTTTTTCTTTAGCCATACTAACAACTTCGCGGTCAAGTTGACGAAGTTTAGCAGCTACGCTGCGAGTAGAAACATCCAGCGATTCAGCAGCGGTTTCAACCTTTTGAACCGACACAGGGGATTCGTTTCCAACGATTTGTAGTAGTTGTGCAACTGCTTCGTCAGACCATTTTTTAAGTTTTTCAGTCATATGTTTTCTCTTGTAAAAATTGTGATAAGTTTTCGATGATTGTAATACCAAGCTGATCGGCTTTAGTACGTTTTGAGCTGCCTTTGTTGTCTTCATCAACTAGATAATTAGTTTGTTTAGTTACCGATTCCGTAACTTTAAATCCCATATTTTCTAGTGCTTTAGTAGCTTCCGCTTTAGTTTTAAATGAAGCTAGTTTACCAGTTATACAAACGGTTTTGTCGTTTACATTGGCTACTGGTTTATTGTCTACTGTGAAAGAGAATGGCAAGAACTCTCTCATTTCTTGAAAATCTGTCTCTAGCCAAGAGATTAGATTATTAGTAACTTTTTCTCCTAAACCTGCCTCGCGACACCGCTCTTGAGTAATTTCATCAATACTGTGTACTACTTTGCTGATTTTTTGTGCTGCTGTGTTGCCAACAAGTGCAATACTAAAAGCAGGTAAAATAGTTGCTAAGTCACTGTTACGAGAACGATTAATTTCATCTAGTAATTTTACTGCAAGTTTTTTACTACCTAAAGACTCAATAATTTGATCTAGTTCAAGATAGTAAATCTCAGTAATATCAGTTAGTTGAAGTTTCTCCAGTGTCTTAGCACCCATGCCCTTAATACCTAGGGTTTTGCAAAAATGTTCCAACTTTTTACCCAGCTGTGCACTACAAGCTTGATTACGACAAAAAAGTTGGTCGTTAACAAGCTCCAGGGTATAGTTGCAACATGGACAATTAGTGGGAATTTTTATCTTCATTAGGCGTTTTTTAAATTTAATAATGTATTATACAGTATTAGCTGCTACTTTGCAAGTCAAAATTTTCTATGCCTCTACCTTGTGCAATACACATGGTATAATTTCTCCTGCCCTAATAATAGCTACAGTATCCCCTATTTCCAAGCCTAGAGCTTCAATAAAACCTGGATTGTTTAAGGTTGCTCGGCTTACCATAGCATCTCCTACTAATACAGGTTCAAGAATTGCTACTGGAGTTACTTTGCCACTTTTGCCTACTTGCCATTCAACATCCAATAATTTAGTTTCTACATGCTCTGCACGTTCTTTGCGAGCATAAGCACCACGAGGATGTTTACTAGTATAGCCAAGTTCTTCAAATTTTTGATTATTATTTACCCTGAAAACTACGCCATCTGTAGGATAAATTTTTTCTAAGTCAGTTTCTTGTACAGTGTTAAATCCTAGTAATTTTAGATGAACCATATCTTTATCATAGGTATCATGAAAACTAGGATATACGCTGTATGCAAAAAAACTAATAGCTCTAGTGCCGAATTCAGCGGTATCTTTAAGATTAAGGCTACCTGCTGCATAGTTTCTAGCATTAGCAATATGATTTGGAGCAACAATTTCACCAGTAACTTGAATTACTTTTTTAGATAAAATAGTATGTGGAACTAAACTAGTGCTGCTAAGTAATTTATCAGTAATTAGTTGACCTTCCACTCCATCGCCGCGAGTAAGTGCTTGTACTAATTGGCCGTCTACATATAACAAACTAATAGCTGCACCATCTAGTTTAACACTCATGCTAATGTCGCCAACTTCGGCTAAGGGATTAGGCTTACCTTCGTCTTCATAGTGTTTTTGTAGTGAGTACATAGGGTAGTAGTGCTTGCATTTAGTGCCCACAACTTGTGCGCCTACAGCTGAGTACTTTGCAGTCTCAGCTAGGCGATCAAACTGTTCATCACTAATAATAGGTTTGCCAGCATAATAAGCTTGACTTGCTAAATCTAAATACTGTTTAATGCTCATAGTGCTTCCACAAATTCACACAAAAGTTCGTTGTGACGGCCTTCATGCCAGCCGTCCATGTCGTCAAGCTCATACCACCACTCTTCACTTTCTGGATGACAACCAATTAAACCTACTCGATTTTGATAAACTGCCATTGCGTCGCCATTGCCATAGGTAGCAACAATATCAGTAAATGCTAGATTGCCAACAAAAGCACAACCATCATAAAAATACATATCTTCTTCTTGACCATTCCAGGTTACACGGGCAACGGTAGGCCCATCAGTAGTTACATCCGCATCTAGTTGTGAAATATACTGTACTGGTTCAATGCCATGAAGAATGTCAAAGTAGTAGCTACCTGCCCAATATGCCCCCATGCAAATGCCTAAGTACCTGCCGCCATCGTTAACAAAGTTTCTAACTGCATCAACGTGATCTATATCAAAAATCTCATCAAATTCATCACTGTCGCCAATACCGCCAGGAAAAGCTAGTATGTCTATGTTTGACAAAAATTTAGAGTTAAGATCTTCAATACCAAATAACTTTACTTCAAACTTGTGCTCTAGTGCAGCTTCCATAGCCAGTGCACACTCAACCTCACACACAGGATCATGAACAAAAATAGCAAAGGTTTCTTTCATAGAATTTCCTCAGTAAATATAATATATTATACCAGTTTAAACTGATAAAATCAAGTTGATTTTTCTAGTAATTGGCGCGCATAGCTTTCAATAATCTCATGCCCTTCAGCCGTACTACAAATATCAAATAACCCATCTAACAAGCTATAAATATTTTGTAGTGATGCAGGAATACTTACACCTTCACGACTAGGAATCCAATCACCTTCATAGCTAAGAAAATACTTTCTTAGTTGTAAGTAAGTAACTTCCTTAAAATCATTGACTACTAGTCTAATCTGAAAACCTTTATCTAAGTTTTCCTCAATTAATTTTTCATATAGTATATTTGAGTCCATTAAACTTTAACCCCTAATTCACGCAAATGTTTAAGACTGGCTAATTCACACGCAGGTTGATATGCGCTTTGCAACCAACGTTCACTAAGAAGCCATACTCGATAAATCCAACCATAGTCTGGGTGTGTTTGCTCTGCTTGTATTTTACACATAGAATCATACCTAGCACTATACACCACTTCGCCTACAGCGAATTTATCTTGCATTGCGCCTTCAGGAATTAACTCAGGACGAAAATAATCCGGTGAACTTTTACGAACAGGAACATTATACCGCTCTAGCACTTGCTTAATAAGCTGTGTACCGCGATAAGTGTTTGTACTAATTTCACTTACAGGCTCACCGTTAAGATAGCTTTGAATTATAAATTGAACTTCGTCTAGTGTAACTGGTTTGCCACGTTTTTCAGCTCTGCGTTTAGCAGTTTTTTCTTTGCGATCTTTATGGGTTTGAATGATCTGATCAAGCCTAGTAGTATTATAGCTCATGCCCAGTATTTGACAAGCATCCTTTTTTGTAATAGGTTTAACGCCCTGCTCTTTGGGTTCAAGCAGATCAATGACTCGCTCAATATTAGCGTCAGTCATACGTTCTTGTTCAAGTTCTGTGCGTTTACGAGCCATAATTACTCCACAAATAAGAAAAGGCAGCACTAGGCTGCCTGTTTTTATGCTTTAAGTACACTCAAAAAGTAGACTGCTGCTTTACCAGTCAGCTTACTAAGAATATCTTCGTCTACTGGACCGCCTTTAGCTTCAATTGCGGCTTTAAGGTCAGCAATTGAGGACTCTTTTGATACACGCTTAGGTGCGTCACCAGCAGCTTTTTTATCGCCACTAGGTTTAGCGGCTGTAGCATCTTTTTTAACATAAACGCCTGCTTGAACCAAAACCATACGAACACCGTTAGGTGAAGCTTCGATTTCTTCGGCAATATCTTTGATAATTTCAGTACTAGACTCAGGCGTTGGTTCTGCGTCCTGATACATTTTAATTACGTTAGCTTTAAGTTCGTCATTCCATTGTGTCATTATATTTCCTTAAATAAGTTCGGCAATTACATTAGTCATTTTACTAGGAGTAAACTGACGATAGTTATGTTTTAAATCATGTTTTGCAACAAGTTGCATCAGCTCTTCGTGATGGCGATTTTTTAATTCGCGCATTTCACGAGTAAACTGTTCAAATTCCACTTCAGGCAACTCACTAACATCAATACCAGCCACAAGTTGTGTTGGTTCCTGTGTAACTACTAGTGCACGTTCGCTAGTATCACCATTGGCTTTTGTGTACATAAATTGCATAAATTTCATTTATATTCCTTTATTGCGATAGAAATAATATTATTATAGCAACAATCAATTCAAAATTCAAGTTTATTTTTCTCTGACCGCTTTAGTAATGCCTAAGAATGCACCTGCAAAAAGCGGCGGAAATACTAGTATCCAAATTACTAGCGGGGCTAGTACTGTGTTTACTATAAAGAAAATAAATAAACTTAATAGCGGCGATCTAGTAAAATCATTATCTATGCCATCTTTTCTAGCGTGTGCAATAATAGGCCAAAAAAGTTCGTAGATAAGTGTTAGGGATGTTGCTAGGCAAAATATTAAATATAATTCAAATGCCCCCATGCAGTCTGTCTCCTAACTTAAAGCTGACTTTTAAGTCGCCTAAAGTTTTAGGGTCAAAATTAGAACGTAAACTTGCTAGAGTTTGATCAGCTATTTTTTGATTTGAACTAAAAATGTCGTGTGGACAACTACCACATACTTGCTTAATTAACTGTGCAGTTTTAATCTTAGTTTTATTCCATATAGTAGCTTTGGGAGTTTTTCGGCGATAAGTAATGTTTTTTATTGCTGCTTCAATTTGTTTTGCATTGCCAGGATTTTTTTGTAATGCACGCAACAATTTGCGTTCACGATTAGCTTTCCAAGTTTGTTTGCTCTTGTAAAGATCGTATTGCGTTTGTTTGCCTTTACTAGACGATTTCGCCATATTTGTATAATCCAGTTATTATGTAATAGTCGCCGCTGGTTTGTTTTGTAATTTTAATACAACCAGCTTCTTCTAGATACTCTAAAAAGTTAAATGCGTTAGTATAAGTATTTAAATTAATACCATATTTTGATAACAACTTATTAACTTTGTGTAAGTAGTCAAGAGTTATATTTTGACTACCAGTACCTAGTTCAAACAATAATTCCTTAATAGGATTATCAATCGTTGAATACAATAGATTCTTCGTAGTTGTCATCTTCTAAATTGAGTTTTAGTTCCTCAGCTTCTTCAAGCTGCTGGTGAATATCATAGCAGCGTTGAAGTGCATCAATTAATGCTGGAATTGATTCGGTATCAATAGGAACACTGCGTTCACAACCATCAAAAATTACTACTTCATTAATACCGCCAGGATTGCTACCAAATTCTACGCCATAATAAAAGCAAAAATCTGGTTCACTATCGGTGCTAAACATACCGCTATCATCTAGTACTGTGTCCCTGTCTTGTGATCCAAAATAAATCTTCATGTATGTGATCCTTTTTAAAAATAATTTCCGAGAACAAATATTATAGCAAATTCAATGATAATTTTCAAGAAAATAATTTTTGTGGTGGGCCCAGCAGGACTTGAACCTGCGACCTGCCGATTATGAGTCGGATGCTCTAACCAACTGAGCTATAGGCCCAGAATAAAAAGTCCCCAGTGGCTTTTGCAAGCACTTCTGGGGACACAAACTTAATCGTTGTAATCGTTGTCTAATTCCATAAATACATTTACTAGAATATCCCGATACGGTTGTTCAACCATGTGTAAGTCCAGTAAGTAAATATCTAGATGACAATTTCTTAGTAATTCAGCATGGTACATAAATTGACCAAATGCATCTAGGCTTTCACTAATATTTTGATTTGCATAGTCTTCTAAATACTGGGCCACTACATCTAACATATACTGTGGCATATTAGATTTTTGACTAATATTAACTAATTTTAATGCTTTGCCTTCACGATCTCGCATAATTTGATTGCGCTTAGCTTCTGCCCAAGTCTGGCCTCCGTCACCGCCCCACATATCCCAAGCTACTCTGCCTTTGCTAGGAAATCCTTCTTCACCACTGTTAAAGCCAGTTGCTTGTTTATCTACTTCATGTCTGCTAAAAAAGCTGTGCATTCGTAATACAACGCTAGCACTTAATGGTTCACGATTTTTAAGTTGATTAGCACGGGCTAAACCAACTAGTGTACCGCCTGGTTTGCCATCTTCATGCCACGCTAGTGCACGTTTGGCTGCACTAGCCATGCCTGTAGTGGGTGTATAAGTTTCTGCCATTGTAACCTCTATGGATTAGCTAGGAAAAATGCAAAAGCAAATCCCAGCGGTGTCATTGATCGTAATTCTTTAGTCCGTTCCGATTTGCCGCCTAGTTTCA